TCTCCACATATAATGCATTATCACCCTCGTACTTCAACTTATTACCATAAGCATCTTCTATTGTAAGATGCACCTTCTCTGAACCAGATAATTTTAAATATTGAATTGCAGATACCGCCTTATCTCCACCACCAACTTCATGTCCAGAATCTGCAACAAGAATAGAGAATCTTACTGTTGGTTCCAGTATACTCTCATAATAATCACACTCAACAACACCAGCAGAAATATCTTTGCTGCCACTTACTTTATTAGAAAATATCTCAAGTTTTGAGATATTACCAGAATTAGTTGCTAGGTTTGATGTTGGCATGGTAATTATTAATTACTTAAGTATTTAATCAAGCAGTTGCAGATATAACTTGATTGTCCTTAGGAACAGATCTATGTCCTATAGTCCTACCTCTAGAATTCTTAATGGGAACTCTCACATACTCAGTCTTCTCAATTACTGCAACAGTTGATCCTGCCTCCTCATAAGAAGTCTGCTGTGAAACCTGAGAAGCATTATTTGTTGGTGTATTTGTAGCAATTTGTGCTTCAGTATTGGCACCATGAGTATTGATCCACTTACCAGGATCAACATAACTACTAAACTGTCCATTTGCTGCAGGAGCAGAAGTAGATATCTCCCAGTGAAGGTGAGGTGGATAAGAGTCCAAAGAACCAAATCCAGAACCACCTACATTAGCAAGTAATGCACCTGCTTTAAATTTTGTACCTGGACTCAATGCAGGAGGTCTATCCAGGTGACCAAAGAAGTGATATGCGCCATGTGGATCATCCTTCCATACGACCCAATATCCATATCCACCATCTGCAGCACCACCAAGTTGAGTGTTAGAATGAGTTACCTCACCATCTAGATAAGCATACATTGGTGTTCCAGGATCAGCACCAACATCATATCCTCTGTGATCAGAGTTAGTGCTTGCTCTGTATCCTTTACCAGATGTAATTACAATACCACCTCTGGATGCCTGATCTTGAATATCTGACTGAGCAAAAGGACTGTATGATATATCAAGTCTGGCACCTGCCTGACCATCATACTTAACGGATCCAGATTGACCTGTAAGACCAACCAACTTATCAGATCCACCCAATGTTCTACCAGCAGAAGGCAGTCTAGCTCCAGGAATCATTGAACTAGAACCACCAGTAGTTCTGGTAGCAACATTACCACTATTGTTATTGTTACTTGAAGGTTGTCCTGCTTTTTTACCTTCAATTCCTCTAATTACATTTAACGCCTGTGTGGTATCTTTAGTGACCTCTTGTAAAAATTGAGTCTCAATGACTCTGGTCAAATCTCTAACTCTACTTCGTTGTTGTGATGGTGTCTCAAGAATATAACCACCACCAACTAACTTTTGCAGAATAGTTCTAAGTAAGTTTACTGGAGCAGGAATGGCAGCATCAAAGAAAGATACTAAAGACCCAATTATGTCTTTAAGTGCTTTTGAATCTGGTTTTTTACCTGCAATAAGATCAGCACCAAGTGCCATGATCTTACTTATTATACTTGAATTAGATGCTCTTAATTTCTTAATACCATCTTGAATCTTTTTAAATGGACTAACGTTCTCAGCAACATTACCCATAAAAGAGAACATTCTATTAAAAATACTTCCCCTTTTACCCGATGACTTACTTGCAGCTTGTTTACCAACCTTCATGTGGTTATCAGATGTTGGCATTACTCTTTTTATTCGGGCATTCATTGCCTTCTTTTTGCGTTCTTCTTCATAATCTACGCCAACTTCACCACCCTTCTCCTTCGCCTCAAGACCAGCCTCCTCAACAGCACCAGCATCTTCTTTGCCAGCAATAACATTATACAGACTGACACCAATCTGATCACCAATAACACCACCAATTAATCCACCAATAGTTGATCCAGCACCACCAAGAAGTAAATTACCAACAAAAGGAACAACAGATCCAACAATACCACCGATAGCACCACCAAGGAATGTTCCTAATGCTTGTCCAACACCAGCACCAACAGCACCTGCTGCTGCTTTACCTAAGGGTTCTTGAAGGATAAATGCTCTTACACCAAAGTCAATCAGCGGACCAACAATTGGAATCTTGCCAGCGATCTTTCCTACGCCTGTTTTAGCGAACTTAGCACCAAGACCAGTAGCAGCGTTCCTAGCTATCTTAGCAGTTGACTTTTGAGCAACATTCTTAGTAAGTCTGTTTAAATTTTTTCTGCCAAATCTATCAGCAAACCTTCTATCACCAAATCTACGACGGTATCTCTGCTGAGCAGATGTACTGGTTCTTCTACCTTTTAAATCACGTCCTGGTTTTCCACCTAATTTTGATTTACCAAGTCCAGCATCATTAGCGGTAGTTGCTCCAATCATGACGGCAATCAATGCCAGATTCATGAATTTGGTAAAATGACCTTGGAATTGTTTAAACTTCTCAAGTCCTTCGTCACCAAATAAATTTTTAGTTACTTCTTCTACCTTTTCTTTTACTTTATATCCAAATGTAATTGCTGTCACCAATTTATCAGCAAGTCCACTGACAACATCACCTATGAAGGTAGCAACAGGAGAAATAAATTTAATAAACTCTGCAATTTTAGGTGCAAGATCGACAAGGAGCACCAATAATCTACCTATAATTATAGTTCCCAAAAAGTTTTTAACAGTATCTAAAAACCCCATTTTAGGGATCTTCAGTCCTTTGGGCATTTTTATACCAAATTTTTTCTTCTCTCTCTTCTTCTCACTCTCCGCACGAGCATCCTTCTGGTTCGTTCTCGCCTCGAACCTCATCGTGTCCTTATTGAGTTTTAAGGTTTTACCAATAATCTTCTCAATCTTCTTTGTTGTTGCTCTAATGGCAGCAACGTCTTCTTCCAGTGATGGTTTTGTGTCTCCCTCATCATCTGGAGTAGGTTGTTTTACAAGTGCCCCTCCAGCAGGTTTCTTGTAAGGAACAAGAGTTGCTGTTGGTCTTGTTGTTGCAAGTGCTCCACCGCGACTTGAAGGTAAAAATCTATTGGTATTAACTGCCATTTTATTCTACCTCAGTGATTCCGTAGATAGCAAGCATCTGCATTCTCAAATCAGTCTGATAAAATGCATCAAAACTTGTGGGTACATCTCTATAACCACCAGATCCACCACCAGATCCACCGCTAGGAGGAGGAGAACCTGTTTTTGCTGTCATCACATTCACCTTAGGTTGTGGTGGTTCTGGCACAGGAGGTAAATTACCCTTACCCAACATTGCAGGAGCAGGTTTAGCGGTTGCTGCTGGTGCCGTTTGTGCAGTCTGTGGCATGGCACCTGTGATGACTGCTGCTGCCGCTGCTGGCGCAACCTTATTCTTAGCGGAAGGTGCTTCCATTCCACCCTCTTCCTCCTTCTTCTTCGCCTCCATTCTCTTCTTCGCTGCAGAACGACCCATGGGTCTGGGTTTTGCCTTTGGTTTCTTCTCCTTCTTATCTTGAGTTTCACCTTTAGATGCAAAAGGATTCTTCCTTCTTCTGTTTCTATCCATCTTAGGATAGGATTTCTTTGCAGCTTGAAGATCCATGACTTGGAATTCATCCAGTCCTTCGGAATTTAGTTTCTCTATTCCATAAAGATAATTTGCTACGTTTTGAATTCTTGGATTATCGATTCCTGCAGGTCCTAAATCGTCAGGAGTAATATATGCATCCCTCAAGGTTTGCATCACTTTTTCCATATCAATGTCCTTAGCACCAACTACACCACCACCTTGAGCAAATTGAAGATCACCAAATTTAGTGAATTGTGGTTGATTAGTTCCTCCACCCATCTTGTTAAGATTAAGAAGGAATGGTGCTCCGACCTTATCAACTGCTGGTTTAGACATTACAATCTCACCAGGTTGAGCAACAATCATCTGAGTGTCTTTCCTGCACCCTTGACTCTCTTGCCAGTGGATTGTGATACCTTACCACCAGATGGCATGGTTCTCTTATTACGCTGAACATTACCACCTTTAGCATATCTTGGAACTTGACCACCTCCCTTGAATCCCAACATGTCTCCACTAATAGGAGCACCAGTCATCCCACCAAATTCATTAATCTCATCCATCTGAGACTTATCGGGTTTCTCTGGATCTTTTACGACCGCAGTTCCATCCTGATTAGCAGCAACTGCAGTGAGTCCAAGAGCACCGACACCAACAGCAGCTGCTGCAAGAGGATGTGCTTTAGCAAATTTAAGAAGACCAGGGATCGCCTTCTTTGCCATAAACATAGACAGTTTTACCACACCTGCAAGCACAGTTCTAATCAATCCACCCAAGGGAGTTGCGAACAGAACAAATGCCGACAGTAATACTGGCCACCAATCTTTTAAGAATTGTCCTAATGCTTTTATTTTATCTTGATTCTCCTTATCTGCCATCCATTCAACTATCTTGAATAGGACTCTACCAAGAATAACTGTTCCAATGAACTTGAATAACCTATCTAACAAATCAAACGTAGGAGCAGCAAGTTTCCTTGCCTGTTTCATTACAAACTTTCCAGCACCCTCTAGAGCATTCTCTCTCTTCTTTCTACGCTCTCTTTGCTTATTAAGTCTATCAAGTTCTGCTTGCTTCTTTATTGCCTCAAACTGACCATTGAGTGCTTTGAAGATCTTATCAACAGACTTTCTTATCGCAGCAACATTCTCTTCAAGAGATGCTTTACGCTTCCTCTTCTTCTTATCATCTTCACCAGGGGCAAGAAGAAGTTGTGGTTGCTCTGGAGCACCACCAAGCATACCTTTAGTTGGTCTTGTCGCAGGTTTTGTTGTTGGTTTATTGACTGATTTTACATTTACTCTAAACTTACCAGTTTTACCCCTTACTCTCTTTCTCTCAGCATCAATCAGCATGGAATCTTCAGTAGATACCTTACTGTCTGTCATTCGAGAGGCCATTTGCCACTCTTTTAGTATAGTAAGATATTCATCATAAGTAAAGTCAAACCCATCTTCTAATCCAAGAAGTTCTGCTATTCTCGGATCGATGGTATCATCACCAAGAAGATCATTTCTTGATGGTCCATCTTTTGAATACGTTTTTGATACTGGTGCTTTTGTTTTTGCTAGTGCCCCACCTCTTGGTGGTTTGATACGACGCATCTCCGCAATCATTGGAGGGTCGTCAACATCACCAGCATAAGGATTATCTGGATCTATTTCTTGCTCATCATAAGAATCCTCTACACTCGGTACTTGTACCGTTGTTTCCTTTGGTTTCTTAGGTAGACTTGGTTTTTTTGGTTTATCTACAACATAATAATTCCACAAGAACAGAACATACTGCTCCTGCTTCTCATAATCTCTCTTATTCTTTTCTGTTCCTGTATCTACTGCTGCTAAAGGGAAGTCCTTTGTATGCTTCTTAAAATTCCTTGCAAATATTGAATATACTCTATCAGGATCTACACCAAACTCACGAGCAAGAAGATTTCTGTTATAAGAAATACGGCTACCAGCATAAGTACTCCACTTAAGCTCATTTTGCTTAATGGTGGAGTATGGTATAAATTCGCGAATAAATGCTGGTGTTCTCGCCATTAGTTACTATTATTTGCTTGTTGCGCTTTGAGTTTCTCCTCTTCCAAATGAGCCTTCAACAATGCAACATAAACTTCCCGCTCCCATGGAATTAGATTCTCTACCTCAGTTAATGAGTATTTATGGTACTGGAGCAAGGCGAAGTTTAACTTATAGTAGTTCTCCAAATCCATATGGGAGAGGGCTATGCGAAAAAACTCGACAGACCTTCTAATACAACAGTGCTTGTTACGTTGGTATTTGGATTGGTAACTTCAATCTCATGAGACAATTTAGGCATGGTCTCAAAGAACTTCTCAATCAATTTAAATTGACTAGAGTTCATCTGATCCAAGAAGGCAATCACTTCTTTTTTAGGTACAGAATCAAGATCCCAAGTTTCTTCTTCAGTGAGGATTTGACTGATGCAAGTTGCAATCAAATCGAATGATTGCTCAACATTATTCTCACCAGAGAAGTCAAAATTACTTTTAATAAATTGCTCAAGAGAAGGATACTTCATCTCCATAGCAATAGTGCTATCAACCTTGATCAACCTATCGTGACCTTCGGACTTCTTGACCTTAATATCATCAATATTAATAGTCACTGGGACATAAGTCTCCTCATCATCAGGACAAAGAACATTTACCTCAATCTCTTCACCGACAGACTTGCCACGGATATTTAAAAAGAGATATTCAATGTCAAAAGTAGGAAGATTCTCTACCTTGACACCTTTTGTCATAATGCAGTTTTTAATTACAGTCTTAATCGCTGTAGTAATCTGCTTTGGATCTTCGCTCTCCAAGGCAAGAACAAGAAGTTTTTCCTCTCTTACCAAGAATGGTCTATACTGCAACTCTTCTCCCGTGGAAGGAAGAACAAGATCATAAGTTGGAGCTGATATAGTAGGTAATGGCATAAACTTATCAATTCATGTGTTTATTTATGGGGTTATCTATTAGATTGGAATATTGGGAATGCTCTCTCTCCAAATATTGAAGCACCAGGATTAGAGTTGAAAATATCTAAATCTAATCCAGATTTACTATACAAATTCCTTGAAATAGAAGATTGCTGAGCAAGAGCAGGGGTTGCGGAATTAGATTGAGTAGGTGGAGTATAATTTATATCTTGCTTATCTTCAACCTGAGAGACAAAATATCTGGTATATGTAAAAGATACTGTAGTTTTTAAAACATTGGATCCATCATAACTGACTGGAACAGAACTGATAGATTTGGGGAATGCTTGAACAAACTCATACACCAATATGTTTTGATTTGAATCAACTCCAAATCCCAAATCCTTCTCAAATTTAACAATAGCAAGCTCTGTTTGATATTGTTCTGGATATCTTAAAGTTGATTCAAATGTTTTTAACTTTAATGCATCGTCACCAACATCTTCTCCAACAATATATCTCATCCAGGACTCAAAAAATTTAATCTGTAGATAAGATTTTTGTGGATTGTTATCTGGATCCATTGTCACCATAAAGGTGAAGTCAATGGTTTCATCATATAATTTTGAGTAGGCATGTCTCTCAACAACACCACGATAATCTCTATTAGTTTCTATCGTTCCGAGACTGGATCCAGGAAGACTAGCTTCCACACAAGTCAACTCAAGTAACTCTTGTCCACCACCACTTTCAAATCCAGGAAATTCAAAACCACTAGGTTGTTTAACCACCACACCATAAACAGATGACAAAGATGGTCGCATTATTTTGGACTTTAAGTCCGCCATTTTAATGCCAGGATTGATAGGATTTGACATCTAAATAAGTTTAAGGATCCCCGTATTATATGTAGCCAAGTTTATGGGCGAAAGTATTAAGAGCAGGTATAGACCATCATTCCCCAAAAAGTATAAGGGGAATCCAAATAACATTATATGTAGAAGTAGTTGGGAGAGAAAATTCTGTGCTTGGTGTGATTTGAATGAGAATATTACCGAGTGGGCAAGTGAAGAGTTTTGCATCCCATATCTATCACCCCTCGATGGTAGAGTCCACCGATACTTCCCAGACTTCCTTATAAAAGTCAAAGAGAAGAACGGATCGACAAAAACATATGTAGTTGAGGTAAAACCCAAAAGACAAACTAAACCACCACAAAGAAAGTCAAAAAAAGTGACAAAATCTTTTATCAATGAAGCAAAGACTTATGAAGTGAACAAAGCTAAGTGGAGAGCAGCAACAGAATGGTGTAAAGATAGACGACTTGAATTTAAAATTATAACCGAAGACGAACTAGGAATCAAGTAATGTCTAAACCCACTCTCTTTGAAGATTTAAGACAAGAAGTTGATGTAGAACCTGGTAGATCTCCATTCTTTTACAGAAAGGCATTTAGGAGACTATCAAAAAGATACGCAGCAGATCCACAACGTCTTATCAGAGATGAGATGAGAGATCGCACCAGTGATGATCCAGATGACAATATGATTAGAAGATTCCCAAAACAGGGACATCTTTTTATGTTTGAATATTCATCAGAAAAAGACAATGTATCAGTATTTGATCCATTTCCACTAGTATTTGTAATTAAGGTTGAGGGATCTTCTTTTTTAGGGTGCAATCTCCATTACATTCATCCACTTAAAAGAGGAATAGTCGTTGAAAATTTACGACGCAACAAATTGACATTACCCTACAACTCAGTATCTAAATATAATATAAGTCAAATTAAAGGTCTGTTGCTAGACGTTGCTAGGTCTGAGTGGACATCCGCTTCTAATTTACCAATAGAAGACTTCGTTAGTATTAAAGACGGCAAATCACGCTCTATTAATATCACAGACGTTTGGAAGAATAATAACCGATCCTTTAGGAAGATGCTCCGTGGAGCACTCATATATAAAGGATATGGAACAAACGATGAAGATTTTAAAGGTTAACTAACATGCCACAACCAGCAGACGTAACAGCAAAGGGGTCAATATTCAGCAAACCGCTGGCGGATGGTAGTGGTGGGAATCAAGTATATGTGTCACCCAATCATAGTTTAACAGCAAGAAGGGGTACTAGTGTACGAGGTGGGACTGATAGAGTTAACTATGCTGTTGTAGTTGATCCGAAGACAAAACAGCAAACGGTTTATGAGAGAGAATTCACTGTATTAGGGCAACCAAAACCATTAGATCCAGATAAAGTAATAGCAACAAAAGGAGCTGATGGTAAATTTGTTCCTAGTGAATATGCCACTAATAATTTACCTCCAAAGATAGTCAATAGACTTAATGAAAGTGAAACTACACAGGCAACACTAAACAACGTTGTAGACTATACAGTAAAAAGTAGTCTACAACAAACATCTGCTGATGGTAAAGCTTCACCAGTAGATGTTGCAGATGCAAAAGGTGAGGGTGTACAAGATGATGGTCCAGCAAATGGTAATATTGATCAAACTGGTGGCAATAGTGCAGGAGAAAATGCTGGTGATGGATCATTAAATGCAACCCAGTTGACCTCATCATCTACCAACCAAGAAACAACCGATCTTGGTGGAAAGAAAGATTTAGTTTATCCAGAGGGTGCAAAAGGAAATGAATCTGATTATATCAAATTCACTGCTCTTAAGTATCTTCCATCATCATTGAATACTGGTGCTGGAGCTTTTGGTACAACATATAAACAAGGTTCTCCACTTGGACAAAGTGTACAACTTCCAATTCAAGGCGGCATTCAAGACTCGAATGCAGTTGGATGGAATGAAGATAATCTAAATGCCCTTCAAGCTGCTGGAGCAGAACTAGCAAAAGACACAATAGGCGAAGGATTCAGTGCTGGTGCAGATACCCTACTTAGACAAGCACAAACTATAGGTAAAGAAGGTGGCGCAGTAAAAAAAGCTATACAAGTTGGAATAGCTGGTCAAGCAGTTGGTTCTAACATCATTGGAAGAACTGAGAGGGCAATCTTTAACCCAAACACAGAACTGCTGTTCCAAGGTCCACAATTGAGAGCATTCTCGTTTAACTTCAAGATGACCCCAAGAGGTCCAAAAGAAGCCGAATCTGTAAAATCTATCATCAAGTTCTTCAAATTCCACATGGCACCAAAAACTAGTGATGCCAATCTGTTCTTAAAAGCACCAAATATTTTTAGAATTGAATACTTCCATAGAGGTCAACAACACACTGGTATAAATCTTATTAAGGACTGTGCTTTACAGTCATGTACTGTAAATTATACGCCTGACGGAACGTACATGTCTTATGAAGACGGTGCAATGTTCTCATATGATTTGCAACTGCAATTCATGGAACTTATTCCCGTATACGCTAAAGATTACAACGAGGGCGACGGCGCAAATCACCCAATCGGATACTGATAAATGGCAAATTATTTCACTCACGTTCCAAGTATTGCATATATCTCAAGAGATCTTGAGAATAATTCTTTGAATGACTACACAGTCACAAAGAACCTGTTCAAGCGTGCAAGAATACGAGACGATATCTTCCAAAATGTAAGTTACTTTAACAAGTACACCGTTGTAGGTGATGAGAGACCTGATCAGGTTGCAGAGAAGGTGTATGGAGATTCATCATTAGATTGGGTGGTTCTACTATCAAATAATGTCCATAATGTATATGAAGAATGGCCAAAGACACAGTATGCCTTTGATAAGCACCTTCTAGAAAAATATGGAGACTATGATACCTTGTATAATGGTATTCATCACTATGAAACTATAGAATCCAAATCAAGAAATGGATTTGTAATTGTTGAGGGGGGAGTAGAAGTTAATGAGGGATTTTTCAATGCTCCAGAATATGAGATTGAATTAGATCCTAACGTAATCCTTCCATCCGAAGTTCCAGGTATCTTTGCTGAAGCAACAGGAACATATGATCCAGTTACAGGTACGGTAAAAACTTTAACGATAACAAATCCAGGAACTGGATATACCGACATTGGTGAGGTATCATTTGCCGATCCACCAAATCCAAGACTCGCAACTCTAGACGTTGCTCTAAATGTCCCACCAGATGAGAGAGAAGTTGGTTCAATAACAATCATTGATGCTGGAACTGGATATACATATCAACCACTACTAGAGTTCAGTGATCCCCCACCAACAGTAACAGCAGTTCTTGAGGCAACTATTGGTGCTGGTGGGACAATTCAAAGCGTTGGAATTACATCTGCAGGGGACGGATACACATTTACCCCCACAATAACATTCCCACCTCCACCCAATATCATTGAGAGTGCAGTATTCGTCAATGATGGTAGTGCCACTGTTGATGGTGGTTTTGAAGGTTGGTACTTGCAACCAGCAGGTTCATACTACTACACCGCTCATGGTGCAAATTCCTACACTCAAGGAACCATTGAACAATATGAGATGAGTAGTGGTTTTGATCCAAACACTGCATCTCAAGTAAATGTACTAACTTTGAATACTGGTGGTCTTAACTTCACATATGCTACTGGTGTTGAGTTCAAACCAGATGGTACAAGAATGTATGTTACTGGTTTGACTAATTCAGGTAATAAAATTGCACAATATGATCTTAGCACCCCATGGGACATCCTTACAGCAACATTAGCAGGTAATGTTAGCTTCCCTGCTTTGGCAGGAGTTAGATTCCAGGATAATGGAGAGCATATGTATGTTCTCGATACTCAAGATCCCGATACTATTAAAAAGTATCAATGCACCGTAAATTGGGACATCACATCAATCTTCCCACTCCCAGTACAAACATCAAATATATCCATCATCTGCCAACCAACCGAATCATCTATTCGCGGATTCTCATTTAAAGATGATGGAACTAGAATGTATGTTAGTGGTACAGATAATAACTCAACGTTTGTGATCACACTAGGCACTGCCTGGGATCTCAGTTCATTGACGCTTCTTGGTGCTCTCAACGTTCAAAATGCCAGTGGTGACTCCACTCCATTGGACGTATTTACTAACCCATTTGAGACTTTATTCTTTATTGGTGGTTCAATCAATAGAAAGATATACACATATGATACTGATGTAACTGCTAAGGCAACTGCAACTGTGGGGGTTGGAACTAGAGCAGAAACTATTGTTGATATTACAGTCACAAAACCTGGATCTGGATATACAACCGCACCATTACCATCCGTAGTGATTCAACCCCCAATTCCACATAGAACAGCAAAGGGATATGTGACTATTACCAATGGTTCCGTGGATCAAGTTGTAATTCAAGACCGTGGTTACAACTATAGAACTGCACCAACTGCAACAATACAACCCCCACTAGCAGCAATCACCGCAAAAGGAACCATTAAAACAGAAAATGGAGAGGTCAAAGAGATTACTCTTACAGATCCTGGAAGAGGTTACAACTCCATGCCCGACATATTCTTCAGTAAACCAGGACCAACATATACCCCACAGGTAGATGAGGTATATGAAAGTAGTGGACAGGAATGGAAATTTGATGGATTCAACTGGAGGAAGAGAATTACATATGGCACAGTCTACTTCGATGAAGTAGCAAATGATTTAATTGAAATTAACGGAGCATTATCTTCCAAACCAGTGACTAATTATGAATATGAAGACAAAACAGAGAATGATAAGAGACAAATTTATGTCCTTAAGAAGGAATATCTCTCTATGTTGTTCAATGATCTAGAGGATATCATGCCATATAAAAAAGGATCTGGAGGTTATGTCTCCAGATCCCTTAAGAAGGGTGATAACCCTCGTTTGTACAACTAATACTTACTTAAAGAATAAGTTGAAGTACGCTGCTATGACCAAAAGAGTCAAGCAAAACTGATTGTACTTCATCAACTCTCAGCAAGTCGCTGGAAGTAAGAAAGAGCATCGTCATCACCATCATCCGAAGATGCTTTGGGGGTGATATCAGGTGCATTGAAGTCAGAACGAGGACCAAGATTGTCAAGTTCTTGCTTCAGATCTGCAGGAAGTTCAGACTCCTGTTGGCGGTTGCCAAAACTAGGAGAGAAGTTGCCGCGCATGTTGTCCTCATTTTGGACTTCCTCATCTTGGAGACGAGGAGTGCCCTTACGACCAAGAACGTAATCCAAACGGGTCTGGAGTTGCTCATAGGTCTTGAACTGATCAGCAGCAGTCATTGCAGCAAGAGAGTGCTGCGTCTTCCAGAGTGCTTCCAGAGCATCATCATCGTCCAGCAGTGCTGAAGGAGAGTCAAACTCAGACTTATCATAGTTCCAATAACCATCAACCTTACGAATCTTCAGTTTGAAGTTCGCACCTTGCCAGAAGTCAAAGGGGTTGATAGGAGTCTCATCTTCAAACTCAGGTTGCATTGCTGCCATGATCTTATCAAAGATCTTCTTACCAAACTTGAAGAGGAAGACGTTGCCATCATTTGCAGGATTGGCAGGATCCTTTACGACATAGATGTTCGCATAGTAAGAGAGTTTACGCTTTTGCTTGCGAACGATCTCCTTATCCTTATCATTACCACTGTTCCACAGGGTACGGTTGTATTCAGACACAGGATCTTTCTGACCAATGGTAGTCAGAGAGTTCTCAATATACCAACCGCCAGGACCTTGGAATCCGTGAGAGTACATCTTCACCCAGGGAAGATCTTCTCCATCAGGAGCGGGGAGGAATCGAATAACGGCATAACCGTTGCCCGTTTTATCCATTTCGGGCTTCCAAAGACGATCATCACCGCCGCTGGAATTGCTATTCATCTTCTCAACTTCTTTGACCAGTTTTTGAGTCAAAGAACCAAGAGAGGACTGTTTCTTAAGATTTGCGAAAGACATTAGATTACCTCGGATTTGTTTGTATTCGGCTTGTGTGTACCCATAGGGCACTTGCGGCGAGTACGGACCTATAATAGTGCAAGTGCCCGTGGTTGTCAAACTTCTTTTTCTTCTACCTGTTCCTTCATGTGACCTACCAACTTCTCCATGTTACTGAAGATCATGTTCATATCAGCATTTTCTGGCATACCAAGCATGGCTGCAGACTTGACAATATTTGATTTCATCTTCTGTGCCTCTGGATCATCAGATAACGACAATCTGGCATAAAGGACTTTTTGCTTGTCAATCAGTTGTGACAGAAGATCAACATGTGCCAACTTATCTTCCTTATTCATCTGATAAAAACTGAACATGTTTTTATACAGTTTTTCTTGGAGATCGTTAATATGGACAATTTCTGCCCGCACCACATCTGAGTCAAAAAATGTCATAAAACACAGTCCTTTAAAATTTTACGAAATTTGAATATATCGATATTTAGGAACGAATCATACTTCTTAATATTTTTAGATACTTGCTCCCAAACAGGATCTTGCAGTTTTTTGTCAAAATCCTTACTAAACTGAAATATACGATTATAGATAACCAACGTCTCAATACAAATATCACCACTTAGATGTTTTTTGAGAAGGGGTGGGTGACCAGACTTGCAGTCAAAAACATCGTCAACTCCATATTCACTAAACAAGTCAGTAGACTCATTTTTGAAGATATAACTCAACGACTCATTGCGCTTCTTCCACGAATTGTATGTAGATTCTCCCTCACGGATAAGTTGCCCAATCCACATGGCACTAGCATCCGTAGATTCAACAAAATTTGACACAAAAAAGTTAACGACCTCTTGATCATTCTTTTGACGACTCATCTTCTCAAACCAATAACGATCCTTCCTCTTATAGAAGGACTGTAGAGAGGCACGAGTCTTGCCATTATATCTGTGGTAGTCGTATTTATCTTTTGTGAAGTGATTCTTCAATCCCAGATAAGTTTTATACACGTCAAAGGGAGTCATTTTAACAAAAAGGGTTTTCACGAAATTTTCCCCGCGATAAATTTTCCGACTTTTTCTGAATTAAAAGATCAATTTCGCCCTGGAGGTTCGCTTAAGGAAGTTCAACTCCATTGCATCATACTTTATCTTCTCCTTCAAAGGTTTGGAGATGAGTTTAGGAACTGACTCTAAGTCAATACCATTACACTCACAAAAGTAAATGATGGCATCAATGTAATTCATTTCCTTATTGTCTCTCACTAAGTATTCAATCTCTTGAGCAAACTTAGTGGGACAAAAAAACTTCTTCTCCAGTACCTTTTCAAATTCATCTTCTGCTTTACTGGGCATAGGTCTCCAGTTTGTAGTTAAGAAATTCTCTAATGTACTCTTGTAGTAGCTTGATGTACTTGGTTTTGTCGCGCTCTTCATAAACAACACACTCTCCATTTTCACATGCCATAATAATGACAAGTTTTTTTACTGATATACCAGTGAGTTCATAGAGCATACACCCATACGCCATGCACTGAACAAAGTAGTGTTCAATCCACTCTACTGGTTTTGGTTTTTTTGAGGTCTTAAAATCAATAATTGCCAACTCGCCGTCGAATTCGGCAATACAGTCTACGGTTCCAGCTACACCAAGAACCTTACTATATAGAGAACTTTCTAGAGCGTGAATATTATCAATCTTGTTTAACTCTGGTTTAGCAATCTTAAAAAGATAGTCTGATAACGGTTGAACTTCAGGGAGACCTTCATTCTTTAGGTAACACTCCGTAAGAGTGTGCATGTCTGTACCACGACTAGTCGCTTGTCTAGTAATTCGATCCGCAGTCGCTTCACCAACCTTCTTACGCCACTTAGCAAAGAAGGCACGGTTCTTATGACTAGTAACAGAAGTGATGGATACCAGTTTCAGTAACTCATCAGCATCTGGCACTTGATAGTAACGGACTCCATCAATAGTCTCCCTGCTAAGGGCAGGGAGATCCAGATCAACATGATTAAACATCAAAAACCTAATTCGTGTTTTGCAAAAAGATATTCCTTACAGAGACCAGAACGGACAATATCATCAAGACCAAACTCAATGATGTCAAACGATGGCATTACCCTAAGAATCTTCATGAAGTCGATGATACCATTCCTCTCATTGGTTTTTTGCAAGTCGGTTTGAGTTGCATCACCACAGAAACAAATTTTGGTGTTATCACCTGCCCTTGTAATTATACTATCAAGTTCATGAAAATTCAAGTTTTGGAATTCATCAACGATAATAATTGCTTTATCAAGGGTGGTTCCTCTGAGGAATGAGGTAGACCAGAAGCTTACAGTACCCTGAGTCTTCAAGTTACCATACAGCATCTCAAAGTCAGCATCAGTTGCCATCTGGAACATGTACTTGACCATGTTCTTGTAAGGGATCTGATAGATATCTGCCTTATCCTCATGAGTTCCAGGCAGGAACCCAATCTCTCTAGTTGCTACCAGAGAACGTACAATATAGATCTTCTCGTATGGTGTGTTCTCATCAAGAACATCTCTAAGGGCATTATAGAATGTAATAAAAGTCTTACCCGTTCCTGCTGCACCATAAGCGACAATGTTTTTATCATCGTCAAAAGAGTCGTACAGTTTTGACTGATTGTCAGTCAGAGGATCAATCTCCAAAAGGAATTCGGAGTTGATTGGTTTGCGCCTCTTCATTTGTTTGGCGGTCATGCCAACACCGATTGGTTGTAGGTCAGACTTTCTTTTTCTTGCCATACGGGTAAATCTTGGGTAGGTTGACTGTTATTTAGAACGTGATGCCACAAATACATCGCAGCACCAGCAGCTGTTCCCCCATCATGTGCAATAGGGTCGATGTAGAAGTTTATGTGAGGGAATTCTTTGGCGTACTCATAGTTATTAACACAGTTTAAAAAATATCCACCAGAGAGCACTACGTTTTTCGTTTCGACTTTCTCAAGAAGGGATCGAATAAGACGAATAGTGTGCTTTCTAGTTTCATTCTGTGCTTTTTTAGTTAAGTTTGCAATGAGATCAAAATCAAA